GCTTTTTTAAATGAATCACTTTCTGGTGCGTCAACAAATGTATCTTGTTTTTCTAATGCTTTTTCAAGTCCTGATGAAGTTTCTTTTATTTTAAATACTTGATTTGTAAACGTTTTATATTCAAAATATAATACTTGTACAGTTTGATCATCATATCTACCACTCCAGTTTCTAGTGTAGTTTTGATTACCTGGATATTTTTGTATTTCCTCTATTTGACTAGTAGTTAAATATGGAAATTGTTTTTTAAGTTCAGGTATACTAATATTCTTAACTTCACCTACGTAATATAAATCATCAAAGTTAGGATCTTCAGTATATGAATAAACCAAGCTAGATGGATCTACATAATCTACTTTAACACCACTTGATCTATCAAATCTAGTTTTTACACAAGCAATGCCAAGTACTGTTAAATCATAATTTAATCTTCTTCTTATTAAATCATATCTATTATAATCTAACACTTGATTAATTACTTCTTCTTCAGCTACTTCAATAGACTCTTTATAATTCATTTGCATATGCAACTGCAAGTCTTCTTCATTTTCTAATTCTAAACCTTTGCCTTGAGATTTTGATACATCTAAACCAGTAACTTGTTTTATTTGATTTATAAGATCTTTTTGCATCATATCTCTTTGAAGAGCCTCTGCATAAGCAGTTCTTTTCATTATAGACTCAGGATCTTGGGCATATGCTTTAATATCGTAACTTCTTTGTGACATACCGTTTACAACGATATCTACAAACTTAGGTATAACAGGTACTGGCTTCCAGTCTAAATTTAAATAGGATAAATCTCCATTAATAGATAATTCATCTTTATATTTTTGTACAGACTGTTCACCTCTAGCGTATAATCTTAATCTATGGAAATTATTATAGTTAGTATTGAATCTATCGTACCAACCTCTGTCATTTCTAAACCACTCTGATTCTATTGCTCTACCAACTCTTAAACCATAGTCGTAAGTAGCTTTTTCAGCATCAGGTACTACCTGACTTGGAAAAGAACTA